AAATCCCAAGCCAGCAGTTTATTTAACTCATATCGTATATACGGTGAATCAATAGCTGAATCAACTCAAACAATAGTTGGTATGAACAATGCTTTAGGAAACACTGATTATACAACTCAAGCTATGGCTCATCATATTACTCGATTTAGTATTGGAGCTGGTATTGGTAAAGAAACATCAGCTAAAATTATGGCTAATATGATGTTAGCTCAAGGAGCTACTGAAGAAACTGCAATGCAATCTCAATTGTTTGCAAAAGATTTATCAAATGCAGCAGGTGTTCCAATCAACTTGGTTATGGACGATCTTGCAAATATATCAGATAACGTTTCTGCTTATTTAGGATCTAATCCAGAAAAATTAGTCCGTGCTACAGTAGAAGCTAGACGATTAGGTATGTCATTAGAAACAACTGCAAAAGTAGCTGACTCGTTATTAGATTTTGAATCTAGTATTGAAAAGGAAATGGAAGCTCAAGTTTTAACTGGTAAAACGTTAAATTATGATCGAGCTAGAGCATTAGCATTACAAGGTGATACAGTAGGAGCAGCAAAAGACTTATTGGGCCAAGTTGGTGGACTAGAAGGATTTAACAAAATGAATGTTGTTCAACAGAAAGCGTTGGCAGATTCAATTGGAATGTCAGTAACTGAAATGAAAAAAGCATTAGGTACTGGTGAAAAAGAAGCTGATCTAGAAGAAGAAAGAGCAAAAGCAATGGAAAAAGCTCAAATGGATCAAGCAAAAGGTATAAAAATTATTGCAACAATGGCAGAAAGTTTGAATGCATTATTTTTAAGCATTGGAAAACAGTTAGCAACTATAATGACCCCATACGTTAAACAATTTATGGACTACTTAACATCTCCAGAAGGAAAAGAAATGATTGATAAAATCGTAGGTGGTTTTGTAAAAATAGGAAAAAAAGTAATGGGGGTGGTAATGCCTGCAATTATAAGTTTTGCAGAATGGATGGTGTCTGAGGAAGGAGGAGAACAGATAAAAGGAGCTTTGAAATCAATAGGAACTGCAATAATGGTATTAACTGCTCCGATCAGAGGTTTGTTCTCTGCATTCGCTTTTGTGTTTGATAATGTTGGTCCAGCTGCAGCTACTGCAATGAACGCAGTAATGAAATCAATAGGTGCTTTAGCAAAACGGTTACCAATGATTATGAAAAGAGCAGTAGTAAAAATGTTTCAAGCAGCTGGTAAATATGCAAAATCTGCAGGTAAAATATTTTTAGGTATTTTCAAAAAACTACCTATTATTGGAGGATTGATAAGTTTTGGATTAGCAGTTAAGAAATTTTCAAAAGGCGATTTCATAGGAGCTGGTATGGAAATAGCATCTGGTCTAGCATCATTCATACCAGGTGTTGGTACAGCTGTTTCAGTAGCAATTGATACGGCATCAGTGATACGAGACTCTACTAGACAAGATGCAGCAGAAGAGATTGATCAAGGTGAAGCGAAGGACTTCATATACAGATCCGGACAACCAATACAAAAATTCAACAAAGGTGATTTATTGATAGGCGGTACCAATCTTATGGGTGGAGGTGGAGGTGGTAACACTGAAGCGTTATTACAACAGATAGTTGATCTGTTAAAAACACCAGGGCAAATAAATATGGATGGTAAGAAAGTTGGCGAAGCAATATTAGCAACAAGAAGCTACACGGATTAAATATGGGATTAAGAAATTTACAATCGGATTTATCAGACTACTTCAAAAAGAAGGAGCCATACAAGCCGTCCGGAAAATTAGCTTCTGAAGCTGAAGTTAAAAAAACAACCGATCTTGGTCAAGAAAAAAGACTTGAGACATACAAAACACCTGAAATAAAAACTGACGCTTCAGGCAAACCAATTATACCAACAGATTTCAGATTACCAGATACAAAGACAAGATATACAGATAATTTAGAATCTAATCTAGTAAAATTACATTCAGTAGATATTACCGAATCAAATCTTGAAGGTAGATTTGAAACAAGTCCTATAACAATTGAACCAACTCAAACATCCGGAAGAAACGAAGAAAGTAGATTTGATATAGAACCAACTCAAACATCCGGAAGGAATGACGTATCAAATGTAGTGATACCAGAAATAGATCCTGATGGAAGACATACAGTAAGTGATATAGATCCAATTATGTCTACATTAAGAGGAAGATTTGAAACTAGTGATATTGAACCAGTAGAATCAATACTTAATGGAAGACACGCCAAAACTGATGGAGCTGGTATAGAAATAGAACCAGGTGATAGTGATACAATTATAGTACCAACAACATTTCAAGTTTATGATGATGCTGATGTTGAAGTTAAAGCATTGTTTAATTATGGACAAGCTGTTAATTTTGATGGATCATTAGTAAACATTAACACTGCTGATACAAGTCAACAAGAACGAGCAATAAAAGCTCCTAGTGCTTTACCGTTTACAACAACATTAGGTCAACCGTTTTCAATGATAGGAACAAATGTATTTGCACCTGGTTATTCAAATATAGAAAACAGAATTAACTTTACAGACGAACAAAATGTAAACACATTTGGTTCAAATGGAACCGGTTTTGCAATACAATTCAGTAATATTGTTGCTGATGCACATATCAATCCTGGTAATACCACTGATCCAAACTATCACGGAGCACAGGATCTACCAATTCCACAACAACCACTTACAATATTACCTGCAACCAGTTTAGATAAAAACTTAAATATATTTGTAACTGAATCAAATTTATACACTGTAGTTGATCCACAAACATTTGAAATATCAACGTTTGCAAATCAATTAGGAACTAAAGGATCTTTTGCAAGTGACGGTTCTTATGAGCAAGGAGATCTACCACAAACATACATTGAGCAACTAGAACCTCTTGATTTAGATTACACAATACCATTTAATGCAGGAGATCCAAATTCAGTAATGGCTGCTTATGGATATGATATCATAGACACGATACCAAACTTCGTAGTTCCTAATGGTCAAATGTATTTGATACAACCAACTGCAAATTCACCGTTTGGCAGTGTAATGGTAACTGGTATGCATACTGGACTAATGGAGCAAGAAAATCCATCGTTCTTTGATCAAACTGTAACTGGGTTAGGTATGCTCCAGACATATACAGTACCAGCGTCTCCGTCAGATGCGATTGTACAGTTTCCTGAAGTGACAATCACTGGTGGTAAGGAAAACTATGATTTGGCTGCAGTTGAAACAAATACAATAACAACTTCTTTGTTTGGTGGAAGAACACTTAGACAGCAAGGTATAGTAGATACAATAAATAATACAACTTTTGAACTCGAAGAGCAAATTGATTCTGGAAGATTGTTTGGATCAGGAACATCAAGAACTGGAAGATTTTTCCCAAGACAATTAACAAACTTTGCTCCAACTGCAGATGAAGGATCTAAATACTCAGGAATTGATGGATTAACGTATACACATCCAGGTACAGATGCTCAATATGCTCATAGAACTATATTTGAATCAGCATTTGGTGATGATCAAACACTTGGTAGCTCATTTACCGGAGTATCTACTCCAATTGCGTACGATGAAAGCAATCACTTAACACCAGGTACGTTCAGAGTATTTAATGTAAATCAAACACAAACCGCACCTATCAATTACGTACAAGTGAATGATAACGAAGAATTAGAATTCAGAGATTCTGAGTTTGCAATAACAAGAACTGCAGGTGGTAGATATATTCATAGATTAGGAGAATATGGTTTAGACACAACAGTACAAAAAGTTTCAGTACCAGGTGAACTTCAATCTCAACTACCTAAATTATATAATTCAAGTGTTGGTGAACCACAATATGCAACACCATTGGGTAAAAAACAATCAGCTGTAGACTTGAATTTTAATAAT